GTGGTGCCTGACGGTCCTGTAGGGCCTTGAGGTTCTGTGGCTCCTGTTGCGCCTTTCACGCCTTGCGGGCCGGTGGCTCCGGTCGCTCCGCGTGATGGTTTGCCGGTGTCGGTGGAACCGATGTACCAGTTGCCGTTCGCTCCGATCAACGGTGTGATGCCGGCCGGGCCGGTCGCGCCGGTTGCTCCCTTGGCTCCCTGCGGGCCGGTCGGGCCTCTGGGACCTACCAGATTGATTTTCTTGATGAATCCCATGTCAGGCCTCGTAGATGTAGAGATCGCCGGTAGTGGTGTCGAGGTACATGTCGCCGGTTTTGCCGGTCTTGCCTGTTGCAGGCGCGCCGGCACCGCTGGTGATCTGGCTTCCGTCCTTGCCGGCCGGGCCGGTCGCGCCGGTTTCGCCCTTCAGTCCTTGCGGGCCTGTCTCGCCCTTCACGCCCCGCGCGCCGGTTTCGCCTTTCAGGCCTTGCGGTCCTTGCGGGCCGGTCATGCCGGTAGCGCCGGAAAGGTCGGTGAGGTACGTGTATGCCGTCGTGCCCTTCACGTAGAGCTTCGCGTTGTCGGCGTCGTTCACGTTTCCGGTGTCGATGAGCACGAACTGGCCTTGCTTGACTCCGTCGGAGGCGAAGCCGGCGTTCATTGCCGCCACGCTCGTGTAGGTCTTGGCGATGGCGAACGCATCGCCTTTGGCGCCTTGCGGGCCTTGTGGGCCGGTCTCGCCCTTCACGCCCTGCAACCCTTGCGGGCCTCGTTCGCCCTGGATGCCCTGAGGGCCTCGCAGATTGAGTTTCTTCACGTATGCCATGATGGCTCCCTTCTATTGGTTATTGGTTTTGGATTTGGTATAGGTCGCCGGTGGCGGCGTCGATGTAGACATCGCCGTCTATGCCGTCGGCTGATGGTTCTCCCGGCGCGCCCGTTCCGATGGTGATGCGGTTTCCGTGTTCGCCCTTCTCGCCTCTATCGCCCTTTGGCCCTGCCGGGCCTTTGAGTTGCGAGGCGTGCTGGTCGAACCAAGATTGCCAGCTGTCTTCGCCGTAATCCTTGGTTTTGAGCGTGCGTGGGTCGATGTCGTCCAAATCCGCGTATTCGATGAGCTGGTCGCTGTCGGGCACGCTGACGTGGCGTGTGCCGCCACCTGGCGTGTGTTCCACGATCTTCCAGCACCAGCGTGGATCGGTCGGAGTGAGTTGTGCGGTTGCTTCTCCTCGATCCAACGGGATGACGCATGGTGCCGGAAGTATCACGGTTTTACCGACGGCGATGCGTCGGGTGGGGATGAGCCAGAGTTCACCGCGTGACGGTTCCAGGCCGTCGCGTGATGGTCTGCCGATCTGGAAATGTACGGTGGTCATTGCACGGCCTACCTGTCGATGCGCTTCATGGCCTGGATGAGGCGAGTCGCCCAAGGACCGTTCTTGTCTCCGAACTTGAATATGGCCATATCGCGACCGGTGGCGCGCTTGTACGCCTCACGGATTGCGGTGACCTCGTCCGGGTGGGCGAGCGGGTGGATGTTGCAGCCGTCCCAGTAGACCATTCTCGGTTCGTCGTTGGGCTGGATGATTGCGGATGCCATTTCGAGTTCTCCTTCGTTGATGTCCTGCGAACCGGTCGCGAGGATGTTGTTTGCCTTGTCGATGATTTCCTGCCATCGAAGCGGGTTGGGGCACAGGTCAGGGCATGCCGGGTGCGAGTATGGCCAGATCTCGCGGTGCAGTAGGACGTTCTGACCGTGGATCAGGCGCGCCCAACCATGTCGGCGTGCGATGTCGGCGCATAATCTCGCCGATGATTCAACGCATGCGTCGGTATTCGGGGCGTCCGAATATCCTCCTTCGTGCTCGATGCTGATGCTCGCCGAGTTTCCGTATGAGCCGTTTCCGTCCGCCCAAGCCGTGTCGTTTTCATCGACGTACTGGTGGATGTCGCCGTTTCCACCGATTCCATACGTGCTTGATGCCCCGTATGAAGGTCGCTGGAAGATGGAGTCGGTGCCGGTGAGGTAGCCGGCCATGATGTGAAGGCTGATGTACTGCACCGATTGGGCGCGGCCTGGCGTGTAGGTCGGCGAGCCGACCCATCGGGCTGCTCCGTATCCCGTCACGCTGCACCTTCCTTGCCGAGCTGTTTGAGCCATGCCTGGCGGATGTCGGACAATTCCGATTCGGTCAAGCCGATGGTCGCTGACATGTTGGCTTCGCCTTCGTTCGTTTCCTGTTCGGGTTCGCCGGTGGTCTGCTCGGTGATGAGTTTCGCGGTGGCTTTATGCCTTGCGGTCACGTCGTGGCCGACTGCTGCGGATTCGGTTACGACGTTCTGGCGCCACCACGCCCATACGTCCACTGCCACCGACAATGCGAGGGATACGGCTGCGCCGGCCTGGCTGTCGGTGAATGGCAGTGGGTTCCAGCCGATGAGCGCCAGTACCGCGTTGGCGGTGGTGACGAGCGAAGCGGCGAGAACGCCGAACGATTTGATGCGTTCCGTGGTCAGTTTGTTCATTGTTGTTTCCTTTCTAATCGTTGTCGTGTTTGAAAAGGTCTTCGGGCGGTTCCGGCGGTGGCGGTCCAAGGCCTTTGTAGATGTGGTCCACAAGTGCCCTGTTCCATTGCCAGAGGCGTTGGTTGTCGGCCTGCATCTCCTGCGCGGCCTTGGTGGCGTCGAAATAGTTCTTCGACGCGGTGAACAGTTGGCCGGCGATGACGCCGACTCCGGCGCCGACGGCTCCGACTATCGCGGTTAACAGGTCTTCCGGCATTGGTTCCTTTCCTTTGTGTGTAATCACAGGGTTACGAGACGGTCACGTTCAAAGCGCAGGACTCGGGCAGTTTCCAGTTCGCTGGTGATTTGCAGATTCTGGTCTTCCCGCATGCCGGCTGGATGTACGTGTCGCTTGGATCATGCAAATGCAACGTTGGCCTCAATAATGGTTTTCCGTGGATTAATTGGGTTTCCGGGGTGAAACCATCCAAAGACATCTATCTCAACGTCACGCATAGCGTCAGTGGCAACTATTCGAAGCATTGCACATGGCGGAAAGACGGTGGGATTACCTTGGTTGACGGCGCCGCCGCCGGCGACGTTTTTCAGATTATTCCGCGTCTTATGCCCATTCCCGACGGCGTCACGTTCGGCTAGTTGCGCCATATCGCCTGCCAGAAGAAGTTAAACGGCTGCTGCCCGCCCCATGATTCGTTGCGCGTCTTGATTCTCACCTGGAAGTTCTTCTCGGTGAACGACCACACGACAGGCGTGAAATTCAGGTCAACGCTATCGACCGAATGCAGTTGGGTGATGAGGATGCTTTCCGGCGGTTTCGAGTGCGTCCGCTGGAAAGTCACCATCACAGCGCCGTTCACGTCGGTCGAGTGCTGAACCTCGCCGAACTCGTAACCCTGTGTTAGCTGGTCGAGCATGCTCTTGGTGGCGTATGGCAGCCATGCGCTGCCGTTCCAGAAATAGGGTCCGTTGTTCGCCGTTGTGGTGTCCGATGTGACGTAGCCGGTCTGACCGGTCACGCCTTTGAGTTTGGCGAGGTTCGCGAGGGTCGTGGCGACCATCGGCTTGACGCCGTTGGTGTTGTTGCGGTCGTCAACTTCCTTCAACGCCTTTTCCACGCCTTCGGCCATTGATTTGAATTGCGCCGGTGCGCCGCTGACGAGGTCTCTGGCGTTGATGTATGGCAGTCCGTAGATCGGTGTCTTGTCCATTGGTGTTCCTTTCTAGAATCCGTTGAAATTCGGTTGGTCGAGTGTGAGAGTCCTGGTCTGGTCGAAGCCTTCGATCATGGCGAGTTCCGCGAGTGTGAAACCGCATTGGCTCCATGCGGCGGGCCATGCGCGCATCGCGCCCCATGTGGTCGAGTGCGGTGATTGCGGGATCGGCCACAGGGTGACCTCGTTGCGTATCACCGGCCGTCCTGCGACCCACCGGTAGGTGATGGTGCCGCCGACGGTCGCCCACAGGCCGGATACAGGGCTGATGCCCTGCTCGTTGGCCAGTCGGCTCGCCTTCATGCCTTGGATGACGAGCGGGCCGCTTGAGGCCGCCATGAACAGTCGTGGGTGTTTGACCGGGTCGATGCGCCTTGAGTCGAAGGTCACCGTTTTGGGTCTGAGCCTTCCGTCGATGGTCTCGATGATGCGCGCATAATCGAGCCGTTCCGCGTCTGTTGGATGCCAGGTGTTGCCGCCCGACTGCTGGTAGGCTCCTCCTGACTGGTCGGATGTGACCGTGTCGGTGTCGATGACGATGGATGATTGCGTGGCCTTCAGGTTCGCGGGGAGTCTTCCTGCGTCTCCTATCTCGATCTTGTCGTCCTCGAACTGGAGTTTTCCCTTGTCGTCCGCCTTCGCTGTCTTGCCGTTGATGGTGAACTGGGTGACCGGTTCCGGGATGTCGAGCGTGAGTGATTCGTCGGCTTCCACGTCCTTCGCGTCCAACGCCTCGCGGAGCGCTCCATTGCTGTCGGTGGCGTATATTCTGGCGTCGCCGTCGGCTCTGATGTGGTATGCGACGCCGAACCGTTCATAGGACAGATAGCTTGCATCCTGTTTCGGGTATTCGTAGATGACGATGAGGCCATTGGCGTTGCATGACCGGTGCAAGAGGTCGAATTGTGTGGGGAACGTGTCGAGCTGGTAGGGTGCGAGCGTATGCGTGAGGTCGAGCCCGGTGGCCTGCATCGTTGGCGCTCCTGCCGCAATGGCGCGACGGTTGAGTTCGGCGAGTCGTTCCGATGCCTTTCCTACCCAGTGGTACCCCTCATATCTCGCATCGTTGGATGTCGGACCCTGTTTCTGGAGTCGTTTCCATAGGATCATGCGCCCCGAAGCGCTCAGATTGATCCGCCAACCGTCGTCTTTCGGCTCGCAGTCGCCGCCGTTGCTGACCAATCCGTCGAACAGCGTGACCAAGCCGGTCGCCTTCTTGTCCGGAGTATCGGGAACGTATGCCTGGTGCAGGTTGCCGAGCGGCATGTCGAGCACGCCCCATGAGCCGAGCCGTGTGAGCATGCCCCATGTGGGTTCCGCGCTGATCTGGATGACCACACGGGCTCCGGCCAACGTCATCGCGCGGCCTGCGAGCCATCCTGTGCGGTCGATGAGAGTGAAGCTCATGACGGCCGGGTCGGGCTGGTCTGAGGGGTCGTCAACGCCCCACCTGACCGACAGGCTCATGAGCGCGGCGATGCCGTTGGCGTGGTTGTTGACCGAACGCCACCCGTCTCCGAGGTCGAGGAACATGAACAGTTGCTGCATGGCTAGCTCCTCTTCCTCGCGTAGTCGTCCAATAGTTTCCTGATCTCCATGGCGACGCCCTCACGGTCGGTGGGCGCGTTGAAGGTGACGTTGACGATGGTCGCTCCACCTTCGCCGGATACCGCATCGGTGGAGATGCCGGTGTTGAACACGAAGCGTGACAGACGGCCGTTGATGCCGGCGACGGTGCGGCGCACCTCGGTGTCGAAACCGGTGCGCATGCCCTTGGCGAAGCCCTGCATGACCAGTCGGCCGTTGTTGACGAGCATGACCTTGTCGTATGACGGCGGGCCCTTATGCTCCTGGATCCAGTCGCCGATTCCGCTGATCCACCCGGTGACGTTGTCCCACGCGGACTTCAGGCCTTCGAGGAAACCGTTGATTATGCTGGCGCCGGCGTTGTAGAGCAGGCTTCCGACGCTGCCTATAGCGCCGATGATGCGATCGGGCAGTCCTCGGAACCAGCCGACCACACCGTCCCACACGCTTTGCGCGAAACCGGCGGCGCTCTGGAAGAACCCGCCTATCCTTCCCGGCAGTGGTTGGAAGAATCCGATGATGTTGTCAACGCAGCTTCCGAGGAAACTGGTGAACGCGCTCCAGATCTGCCTTCCCGCGTCGGTCTGCGTGAAGAACCACACCAATGCCGCCACCAACGCCGCTATGGCGATGATGACGATGCCTATGGGGTTGGCGGAAAGCACGAGGTTGAACGCGGCCTGAACGGCGGTGGCTATCTGCGTTGCAGCCTGCCATACCATGATGATCATCTGCAAGGCCTTGTAGGCCGCGACGGCTCCCAGCAGTCCCACGACGAGAGCCGAGAGCCATTGGCTGTTCTCCTGCATCCACTGTCCGGCAGCCTGAAGCATGTCCGCCACGGTTTGGAGTATGTCGCCGAACTGTTGCGTGGCGTCGCGTCCGGCGTCGAGGTTGTTGGTCAATCCGAGCGCATCAGTGGCGAACTGGATGATCGGGCCGAGCACGGCGGTGATGCCGGCGAGGAACGTGTCGAACCCTTCCTTGACCTCGCCGGCCTTCGCCTTGATGGCCTGGAACGCGCCGATGGCCGTGTCCCTGAGCGTGAACAGGAAATCGACCACCGGTGAATCCTCGCTCACGTTGAACGCCTGCGCGAATTCAGTGGTGAAATCGCCGTCCTTGATGAAAGCGATTATCCCCTTCAATGCGTTGGTGGCCTTGCCGCTGAAATCGCTGATGCGTTCGGCAGCGTCGCTCATCGCTCCGGTGATGGCCGGTTTGACCAGGTTGAAGGCGTCGGTGAGGCCACCGGTGACGGCGGCCTCGAGGTTTCCCATGGCGCCTTCCATGGTCTGCGTTGACTTGGCGGCCTCTTTGGCCACGTCGCTCATGCCGAGATCCATGATCGCCTGGTTGAACTCGTCGGCGGTGATTTCGCCTTTCTCCATCGCGTCCCTGAAGTTGCCGGTATAGGCTCCGTTCTTCAGCATGGCTTCCTGGAGCTTGCCCGAAGCGCCTGGTATCGCGTCGCTGAGCTGGTTCCAGTTCTCCGTCGTTAACTTTCCGGCGCCGGCGGTCTGGGTGAGCACCATGGCAACGCTCTTGAACGTGTCGGCGTTGCCGCCGGCCACTGCGTTGAGGTTGCCTGCGGCCTCGGTCAGGCCCGTGTAGTCGCCGATGCCGTTGGACGCCAACTGGGCCGTGGTGTTCTGGATGGTGGAAAGGTCGTAGACCGTTTCGTCGGCGTATTTTCGCGCCGATTTCGTGGCCTGCTCGACCGCCGACTGGTCGATTCCGGCGAAGCTCATGGTGTTCTTGAACTTGTCGGTCGAATCCGACATGTCCATGACAGCCGATGAGAAGCCCTTGAGCGTGTCCCATAACGCGGTGACGCCCTTGAGCGCTGCGCCTCCCATGAAGCTGCCGAACGCGGCGGCCTTGCCGGTCACCTTCGACATCGCCTTCACGGCGTCGTCGGCGTTGCCGGTGATGCGCACCGACATGATGGCGCTTCTACCCATGCTTCGCCTCCTCCAATCGTTCCATCTCCTCTTCGAGCAGCCTTACGGCCGTTCCCCAGTCGAATTCGCTGGCCTCGCGCCGCCATTGCCATGGCGAGCCTCCGAACCGTGCCGCTAGGATCACGGACAGTTCGCCGAGACTGTCATCAGGCCAGGCTTCTAGAGGGTAGGGTTTTCCGGGGTGACCACCTCGATGTCATCGACCTGGTCGAGCCACTGGTCGTATGGAAGTTGCGTGTTGCCGGCGTAACGCTGGGCGAGGAACGCCATGTAGTAGGACTGGCGGAGTTTGCTGCCGTCGCCTGCCGTCCATCCCTCCTTCTGGGCGTGTTCCTCGACGCTGGTGATGACTCGCGGCGTCAATGGCGCCTCCTCGACGTGGCCGTCGGTGTAGGTGACTTTCGCGATGTTGCGCATATCATGCTCCTTTTACTTGGTTCAATGTCTGGTTGACGAACTGCTCGTAGAGGCGTGACCACTGTGGTTCGGTGGACGCGACCCCGTTGTTGACGAACTGGCTGCCTTTGATGTGGCGTGCTGGCCAGCCGTAGTTGATGACGCCCGCGTATGGGACGTTTTTCCGGCCGGCGCGGATGACGCCAGCCTTCTGCGTGGCTCCCACCCTGACGCTTCCGGCGAGTCTGCCGGTGCTGCCGTGCGGGGTGAGCGCCTGCACCGCAGGCAAAGCCACGGCTGCGGCCTTGCGGTTGACTTCCTTGAGCTGTTTCATGTCGGCTCCGGCCTTGCGCATCGTGGCCACGAAACGCTTCTGGCCGACGACGTACAACGCGGTGCGCGACATGGTCACTTGCCCGGCGTGTATGCGGTGGCCTTCACGTTGGTGGCCGCGAACTCGAAATCCTTCTTGTTGCGGGTCTTCACGTCGCCGCCGAACGCGATCGGCGCGATGGTCACGTCCATATCCAACTGGACCGACCCCTTCGTGTTGGGAATGAACTTGGCGTGCTTGGTCTCGCCCGAATGGTTCAGGCAATACACCTGTGCGCCGTTCATGGAATAGTCCTCGCCGATGCTTCCCGACAGCTTCCAGGTGACGGTCAATTCGCCGCCCTCCTCGTGCCCGTCGAGATAGGTGTCGGGGTCCTCGCTGGAATTGTCCGGGGCGAGCTCCACGCTCGTGCAGTCCACGTCGAGCCGGTACTGGTCGGCATCGGAGCCGATGACGAGCGAGCCGGGGCCGAGCGTGCGGATTTTGTCAGCCATGATGTTTCCTTTCGTTAGATGGCGTTCAATGTGACTTCATAGGCGGCGAGCGTTCCGGCGTCGGCGAGGTTGAAACCCGACGCCGTCGCGCTTCGCAGCGGTATATCCTCCTCGTGCATGAGGTCGAGCACCTGCATGATCAGGGGTACGGCCTTCTGCTGCGTGGTCGGAGTTCCGGCGACCACCATGAGCTTCACGGTGGTTTCGGCAGGGTATGGAGCCCATCCCTCCCATGTGAAGTCCGGTGGTTCGATCCAGATGCTGGCCTTGCCTGGCGATGGCTTCACGAGCGTCGGGTCGTCGGTCACCTGGTTGACGATGCCTCCGAGGCCGGTGAGCCGTTCGGTCAGATCGTCAACGATGCTTTGGTAGTCGTTCACGACACCCCCATTCCGGCCGGTATGCCAGCCGCGCGTAGTTTCGGCCAAGCGCTGCGCAACGGGTCGGTCGAGATCCTGAACGGTTCCACGCCGTCAACTGTCAGGCCGACGATGCCGTTGCGCGCGTCCTTCGACTGCCACAGGTCGAGTGCCACGCCGAGCACCACGTCGTCCAGCAGTTCCGGCGCGAGCTCGTACCCTTCGATGTGCGGTGCGATGTAGGCGCGTGCCGTGGCGAGCAGTTTCGACAACGCCGGTTTGTCGTCATCATCGAACGTGCCGGCGAGATTCGCGAGCCTGCCGGTCAGCGGATCGGGTTTCGTTTCGTCTTCCATGGTCAGGCGGTGGCGAACTTGACTGGGAGGATGCCCTGTTTGAACGTGGTGCCGAACGCCGCGTAACCGTAGACGCTGAACTGGCGTGTCAGGTTGATGATGTTGTCGGCCTGCAACTGGAACGGCGCGCCACCGGATTCCCACATGGTCACGGCGGTCTTGTCCATGAACACCACGGTGCCTTCCGGTGCCCCGTCGAGCATGCGCACGTCCTGACGCAACAGTCGGCCGCCGATCGCCGCAGGGTCGAGCGAGCCGAGCGTGCCGGCGCCCTGGCCGGAAACGTCGAGGAACCTGTTGCCGTCGTCGGTCAGGTGCGCGATGGCCTTGAACACGTCCGGGCTCACGCCGATGTAGTCCATCGTCGCGTTCACGTCATCGAACTTCGCCGAGGCGTCGATGATCATATCGATCCAATCGTTCGGCTTCAACGCTGCGGCCGTCTTCGCGACGGTCAGTTTCTCCGAGTCGGCGATTCCTGCGATTGCACCGTACAATGCCGTGCGTGCGGCGGCCTCGGTCGCCCTGGCGTAGGCTGCGGTCAGGCAGCGCATCTCGAAGCTCACGTCACCGACGCTCATGCGTTCGATGCGCTGGCGGCTCAGGTCGCCGTAACCGCCATAGGTGTCGATGACGACGCTCTCATCGCCGAACGTGACCTTGCCGAACGACAGCGCGTCGCCTTCCTTCTCCTGCTTGGCAACGGTGTGCGTGTCGGTCTTGAGCACGAGGTAGCTCATGCTCATGCCCTCGGCCGGCAGCGCCTCGTGGGTGAGCAATGTGGCGATCTTGCGCTTCTGCTCGAGGATGCGGATTCGGTCGGCGATCCATGTGGGCTGCGGGTCGGTGTCTGCGGTCACGGAGCCGGTGTAGTCGCGGGAGAGCAGCGTGGTGTAGGCGTTGCGCGCGGCCTCCGCCTTGCCGTCGTCCTTGCTGACGAGCGCCTTGATGAAATCGCCCTGCGTGCGGTATTCGGAGAGCGGCGAGGCGTCTGGCAGTTTGTCGAGGCGACTGGTGAGCGTGGTCTCGATGCCGCGAAGCGTTTCGGCCTGCTCGTCCTGACGGGCGGTGAGCTTTTCCAAGGCTTCGGCCCATTTCGTGTCCATGTCGGTCATGGTGTTTCCTTCCTGTTTGTTGCGATGGTCGGTGAGTTTCGCGTTTTCGTATGCCGGCCAGCTGACCAGGCTGGTCTCGAGTAGTCGCACCTTGCGCCGGTGGGTCACACCGTCATCGTCCTTCGCGTCCTCGAGCGGGATGAAACCGACGCTGAGCGAATCCAATGCGCCTTCGTCCAACAGGGCCACGGCGTCACGGCCGAGCTGGGTGTCGGCGATTCGCGCGGTGATGTGCAGGCCGTCACTGCGGTTCTCGCCTTCTACGATCGAGCCGATGAGCTGGTCATGCTGGTAGTAGAGCTTCGCCGAATCCAAGCCCTCGAAGATGGTGTCGTGGTCGAACGTCTCGCGTTCCCCGTACACGTCGATGACGTCGCCGAACGGCACCGCGATGCCCTCGATGGTGCGCCCGTCGCCGTCGTCCTTGGAACGGGCGAGCCTGCGCCCCTTGAATCCGATTTCATGCCTCATCGTTCGTATCCTCCTGTGGTTGCATGTTTTCGTCCAATGGCGGCAGTCCCTCGCGGGCGCGCGCCTCGTTCACAGTCATCACACCGGCCTCGATGGCGGTCTTGTAGGTTTCCATGCGGGTCTTGGTGTCGGAGCGGCGGAACGAATCCCAGCCGAACTCGATGGTCTGGCCGCGTGGTATCACCGTGCTCAACGCATCCCTCATCGGCTGCACGTAGGCGTTCAGTGTGAAATCCGCGAACTGGCTCCACTCCTGCTCAACGTTTGAATATGTCAGTGATGAACCGGATTCGGCGAGCATGAGCTTGGGAGGGATGCCGAACAGTCGAGACAGAAGCGTCGTGTCGAACTTCTGCGTTTCGAGATACTGCATGTCGGCCGGGCTGAGCAGCAGCGGCGTGTAGGTCATGCCGCCGCCGATGACCTTGACTCCCTTCATGTTCTGCTCGAACCGCTTCTTCGTGTTCCGTGCTATCTCGTCGTTGATCATCTTGTCGGTCGAGAGGATGCCCGATGGCTGAGCCGGCTCATCGAACCACATGGCCTTAGCGTCCCTCGCGTCCATCGCGCCGTTGATCTCCGCGCGACCGGCCTCGATTGGTCCCAGACCATGAAGCCTTCCGGGAATGGTCACGAACGGAAGGTGCAGCACATCGTCATCACGGTAGACCTTGCCCATGTAGCCGTACTGCTTCCACGGGTTCGCCGGGTCGTCGCCCTTGTCGCCGATGCTCACCAACGATGCCGGCAATACGCGCAGACCCTTCACGGTGCCGTCAAGCCCACGGAGTTTCAGCCAGAAGGCCTCGCCTCGCACGACCATGTCGCCGACGGTCATCTTGATGAACTCGCTGCGGTAGCGGTTCGGGTCAGGTCTGGCGATGACCGGTGACTGCGGCAGCACCTCCACGCCGGCTCGCAGCTGTCGCAAAGGAAGGCCGGCGATGCTGGTCTCGAGGATCTGCACGGCACGGAACACGGTGGAGTAGTGGAGCACGTCACGGTCGGCCGGCATACGCGACGGCGGTACCGACAACGGCCCTTCGGGATCGCTCGCCGCCCGGTAGGCGGGAGCCATCCTGTTCAGCAAACGCTCCATGAGATTCATGGCTCCGAGCATGCACCCGTCCTGCGGTTCCTGTCCACGGTGATGCGGCATTAAGCGGCATTAAGGGGTATTAAGCGGCATATTGGGGTATGTCGCGGATCTAGAACACCTGGATGTCGTCGATGCTCCAATCCGGCAGGTGCGTGAAACCCCAGTAGGCCATCGTCATCGCCTCCAAGGCGCTCACGTCGGATGCCGCACGGTTCCAAAGCCATGCGTCGCCGCTTTTTCGTTTCGTCGCCACGCACACCTGCTCGTCGGCCAATGGGTCGGTGGCATGGGAGAGATTATGCTGCTCCAATGCGCTGACGAACGACTGCGGTGCGGTGACCGCGTCGCCGGCCTTCATGTCGGTGAGCCTGTAGACCGGCTCGAACGTGTCCGAGGAT